GCTAGTGCTAAAGCTAAACTTGTAGCTGGAGAACCTCTTACAGATGAAGAGGCTGCAACATTAGTACCATAAAAAAATAAATTACATCAAAGGAGCTGCTATGAAGATAGCATTAATTATGCTTATGTGCAGCACATTCCACGGCTGCCTTGAGCCATTTGTTATGCAAACAACATACGACAATTATTATGATTGCCTCCAGGCTGGTTATAAAGAGGCTATTGATAAACAAGTAGAAATAGGGAGGATCGAAACTAATAAACATCAAATATTTATTAGGTTCGAGTGTAAGCCAATAAATGAAATCTAAGAAAAAAAAATCAATTAAATCATCCATTGAAGAGGCAAATGGTATTAGAATTTCGTATCACGAAAAAGTTTGCCAAGAAAGAATGAAAACTATTTTTAAAGTTTTAGATGAGATGAGAAAAGATGTTAAAGAATTAAAAGCTGATATGAATAGAGGAAAGGGAGCTGCCGCCATTATAATACTAATTGGAGGTTTAATTGGCTCGATCTTCTACTACTTTCAGAAATAGAAAAACCGCTGCCAAGGGTATAGAAACAGAGCTGCTTGCAGCTGCTAGGTTTGCAAAGGATCCGAACCTGGTTGTCTTTACCCCTATTGGTTCTAAGGGACCAATAGATCTGCTGGTGCTTAACTTAACAACGGGGGAGTACACGGCTTATGATGTTAAAACTAGGAATTATAGATCTAACGGAAGAAAGATCTACAGAGCCAAGACTAAGGAGCAAAAGTCTTTAGGTGTTAAAATTCTTAATTTTGATCCGCAAAAATATTAAGGAGATAAAATGGCAGATTATACAGAGCTTAAAAATAAAATTAAAAAGCACGAGGGATATAGGGATCATATATACCTGGACAGCTTATCCAAGCGTACTTTCGGTTTTGGTCATCTTGTACTACCCGATGATGATCTTATTGACGGCAAGCATTATCCTATTGAGGTTGCTGAGGAATATTTCGATAAAGATTTTAATATTGCTGTATCGGCTGCTGAGAAACTTATAGGCGATATAGAATTAAACCACATTCAAAAGTGCTGCATAATACAAATGTGTTATCAGCTTGGTGGACCAAGAACTTCTAAATTTAAAAAGATGTGGCAAGCTCTTAGAGATCAAGACTTTCAAGAGGCATCTGCACAGATCTTAGATAGTCAATGGCACAAACAAACTCCAGGTAGATGTGAAGAGGTTGCATCAGAAATGGCTGGCAGTATTTTATGATCCATTTATTAAAAATTTTTAATAATCCATTAACTAAAATGGTTATTAATAAAGGCTCAGAATATTTTAAACACAAAGCTGAAAAGACAAAAGTAATTAGAGCTGCTGAAATAGAGGCAGCTAAAGATGTAGATATAACTAGAATTAAAAGCCAGGATCAATCTTATAAGGATGAGATATTAATGCTCTGGCTAATCGGGATGCTGACGACTGGTTGGTTTCCATCTACTAGAGAGAACTTTAGAGAGTGGGTATCTATAATCAATGAGCTACCAGATAGCGTATGGTATTTAGTTATCATAGTTTTTTCTGCTAGCTTTGGAACAAGAATTACAAAGTCTGTACTTGATCGAAAGAAAAAGTAAATGGCTCGTGTTAAGTTTGATATTAATAAACAGCCACACGAAAGGATCCCAAAAAGAACTTCTATAAGTAAAAGAAAAAAACCTAAATTTTCTAGTATGAATAAACATAAGAAAAGAACCTGGAAAAGAAGAAACAGAGGTGGTCGATGAAATCACTAAAGCTGTCTGAAAATACTGGCATACAGCTCCCAGCTAAAAATCTTTTAATGATCGTGGCTGGCGCAGTAATTGCAACAATTAGTTTTTTTGAATTAGAAAATAGGATTGGATCACTTGAAACAAGTAGAGAATTATTTGAGGCAGATTTATTAAAGAAAAGCCAGCAGCTCCCAACAGATCAAGAGCAATTTATGCTGCTGGAACACATAGCATCTCAAGTAGAAAATATCCAAAAAGAAATGGAAACTATGAGAAATAATAATGTCAATATTAATTATGCTATGAAAGATATAGAAAAAATTAAAGAAACTTTAGAAGATCTTAAAGATAAAGTAAGAGCTAATGGGAGCCATCAATGACAGAGATGGTTATAGCTCTTCTTATGCTTGTCAATAATGAGATCAAGGAGGCTCGTATTCAGCCAGATCTTAGCACTTGTTTGGCTGGCAAAAGAAAAGCTAATAGACAATTATCTAACAATGTAGAATATAGATGTATTAAGTCTATGGCTGAGCTGGAGAAAAATATAGACGGCTCAATATCTATAAAAAAATTAATATTAGACTAATGATAAAATTTTTAAAATGGTTATTTGGATGGCAAGATGCCTATTGTTTATGCAATATAAATACTGGATCTGGCAATATTTGTAAAAGGTGCGGATGCCTAAGAAAAAGACTTGGGTAAGACCCAAACAAATAGTTATGGATATTGGTCCGTGCAAATATTGTAAAAAGGATATGGTTAATACTGAGAGCTTTGTAGCCTTTTATGATAAGAGCAAAGCTCATTATGAATGTATGAAAGCTGAGGATGCAAAGCAGCAGCAAGCCAATAACAATCACAGCCAAGATATTTAGCTCCCTTGGTCTGGGAGGTTGGATTTGAACCAACAATCCCTAGCTCCCAAAGCTAGTGCGATACCAGATTTCGCTACTCCCAGATCTTAAAAACGATTAGTAATCGGTTAGTGAGCGATAAGCAAGCCTTGCTTATCCCTTATAAATCAACACTTTTTTATGCGGATTTTCTACTAATATTCTTTTGCAATTCCTGGTTATAGTTATATATAATGCGGTTTTTTTGGGATTTGGTCTATAGTTTCAAATCCTAGCACCTTGCGTTGGTATTGCTAGCTTATTTAAGGAAAAGTTAGTAAATCAGTTAGTAGAATTTTTTAGGTTTTCCAGGTATTTTTTATATTCTTTTTTAACCCAGGCATCTCTTTCAAATGTACTGATATGATGAAATTCTAAATTTAACTTAAACTCATCAAGGGTCATAACCTTAATTGAGCAATTTGTTGATGGCATCTTGCTCTTGTTTTGGGTCATTATTTAGATCCTTATGGTAGTATCTATCTGGTGTTTTACTAAGCATTGTCCAGCCTCTTCTTTGCTTAGACACAAGCTCTGGTACTAAACCTTGCTCTCTTTCCAAAGAATAACTAAATTTTCTAAATGGCGATAAGCCTCTTTCCCAGTACAATCCTAGCTTTCTTGCTGCAGATTTAATTCTTTTTGCAGACATCTTTTTTGTAATTCTACCAAACACTAATTTAAAACCTTTTTCTTTTTTAGGAAATGTTTGTTGCTGCATCCATAAAGATAGCAGCTCCGCTAGTTTGTTAGAGATCTTAACAACTCTTTTAGAGCTTAGTGTTTTAAGCTGGTGTGGTCTAAAATTATTCCATTTATCTACTGAGTGTTTAAATGAAATAGTAGGGATTTCTGATAGTAGATCTATATCATCATAACATAAACCCAGGATCTCATTGGGTCTTGAACCCGTCTCAGCTGCAGCATAAAACAGAGCTTTATTTTGTGGATCTTGCTCAGCATCTAAAATTTTTATTACATTTTCTTTATTAGGAACCCACATATCTTTTACTTCATAACCTTGGAAAAAGTTTTTACTAAATTCAAAATCTAAAATTTGTAATGGCATTTTCCATTGTCTTTCTCTGCACCATTTTACATACATCTTAAATTCCTGGACAACATCTTTAATAGCTTTCTTACCTAAAGTTTTATCAATTCTTTCTGTAGTGCTGCCACCACCCTCAGATAATTTTTTATTTTTTACTCTGACTTGTTTTGATTTTAATAATGATGGTATGTAGCTTTCTTTAAAATCAGTATAAGTATAATCAGAAATTAAATTATCAGATTTTATATATGGCGAGATATGATTATTGACAGCTCCAACTTTTGTAAGTCTTGTCTCATATACTAGCAGCTGATTTGCTAAAACACTTTTTACATATTCTCTAAAAGCATCTTTGAAAGTAATTTTGTGCGGTATTAAATTTTCTGGCAGCTCTGTCTTTTTTTCATCAGCAAACGCTTGAGCTTGTTTGTGAAATTCAAACTTACCAAGCATCTTAGTTTTACCAGTATGCTCATCATAAGCTCTAACAATCCAATTGCTAGATTGTTTCTTAGTCTTACCTCTATTGTCTACTACCCAAATTTTCATGTCATTATTCCTATGTTTGGTTTTGCAAAAAGATCTCTGTATGTTTCATAGTTTGTAGTTATGTTAAATCCAGGATCTAAATCTTTTTTGATAATAACTTTTTTTACTTCTCCAGCTGCCTCAGCAAAGTCTCTAATAAATAATTTGTGAACCTCTGGAATTGTTGGACCCATTAAAAGTTTTTCTCTACCAGGCAGCTTATAAGTAATTAAATACATAGCCATTAGTTATTCTTTCTTGGATCTGTTATATGTTGGTAATCTAAATATTGAGAACACCACTCATAAAAATCATAATCATTGCTGGACCAACATTGAGCAGCAACGGGATCTTTTCTAAAATTATTATATTCTGTTCTTACTTCTTGCTCAGTTAATTTTACTGACATTATGCAGCCTCCTTTGGTTTTTTCCAAACATAAATAGTTTTGCCAATAACTTTGGATCTAATATTTTTCTTAGGTAATACCTTAGTCTCAAAGTATTTTTCTAGCTTTTTAAATGTTGGAAATTGTATTTTTGTAAATTTTCTCATTTACAATATATATATAATATCGAATTGCTAAAAAAGCAAGATACAGAATTGCTTAATTGGTAAGGAAAATTAGGCGCAAGGGGGGTTATCTGCTGACGCAGCTTTTTAGAATGATTATAAAAAACTAGCTAAATTCCTAATCTAACTAGCTTGTCTTGCAGCTGGATCACATCGATTAATTTGCCGTGTGCCTCCTTAGAGAGAGCTGCAATACCTGGCGGGTATATCCCGTCATTTTTCTTTTTAAGTCTGCTGATCTTTGCGTTCAGAGACTTTCTCTCTTTTTCCTTTTCCTGGATCTCTTGTTCCAGGTCTTGATACATCGCCATCGGTTTTTACCTCCTTTATGCGATTGAAGTCATAGCTGAGGGTATTCTCATCAATGACTATTTTAGCAGCATCACTAGGAGAGTTAGCTCCTATTGCGCTATCCAGGTCTTTAAAATTTTCGTGAGCTGTAAAGCTCACAGATCCAGACCAGAATTTTTCAAACTTACGGATGCTCATATAATAATTTATTATGTTCCTTTAATTCTTTGTTTTCTTTTTTTAATCTTTTATTTTCTTCATTTAAAATTCTATACGAATTAATAGCCTCAATCATATATCGGGAAAAATCTATACTTTCTTCTAATGCGTCTTGCATCCATAATAAGCAATCTTTAGGGTTTTGCAACATTTTTTGGCGCATCGTAATACCAAACTGATCTAAGCCTTGCTTGTCTCGATCAAGTATCTTTGCAATAAGCTCGTTAGTATTTTGATCTGGAGATAAATCTATGGGTTTATTTGGATAGATCTGTTCTTTCCTGGTAGTCTTATTATCCATTTTCTTTGCTCCAATTGTTTAATTATATGGAATATAGATGCTTTTGATTTGTACCCAGTAGCTTTCATCATCTCCTCAAATGACGGAGCTACTGAGTTTTTTTTCATATATGATTTAATAAAATCAAAAAGTTTTTTTTGTTTTGCTGTTAAACCATATTTCATACTTTGCTCCTAAAATTGATCCATAAAATCATCGCCACCGCTAGGCTTTTTTGTTTGACGCTTAATGGTTATTTTTATTGTTTTATCTTTTTGAATATAACCGCTAGCCTCAACCCAATCATCTTTGCCAATTGTAAAATTTTTTTTCATCGGCTTACCCGATTTATTTAATTTTACTTGACCCGTAATTTTATCCTTAGATGGTGGATGAACAAAATCGGGATGCTTATCTTCTGTTTTGTCTGGATTTCTTACCAGCTCAAAAGTACACACCCAATTTGGATCTTTTGGTTTTTGTGCAGACATATTATCCTCCTTTTAATTGCTGCTGTCTATTCTCATAGGCTTTTCTAATTTTAGCTGCCTTATCAGAATTTATTTTTGCCAGATCTAATAAAAATTTTTTATTATCTGACATTAATTGATCTAAGTTTGCCTGATGCGATATATTTTTTATTCTTTCTAAAATTAAATCTGAATTATCTGTAGGTACAGCAACATCAATTTCTGCATCTGAATAGTATTTGCCGTGTATGCCAAGTGCTTTAAGTATTGCTCGATCCACAGCTCTCTTCTCTGCTATAGCAACTGGATAATTAAAAGTATTATTTTTAGGCGATGCCTCTCCTAATGTTTCAAAATGATCTCCCTGGTGGACAGCTGTAGCTTTGACAACAGCGCAGCTCTTGCCTAGATCTCCATCCACATATTCAATTGTAGTTTTAACATTAAATTCTTTTGCCATCTTTTCTACTTCAAAATGTTTTATTTGAAATTTGCCTGGCTCAAACTCCCATAAACCCCCGCTGGATTTTAACCCAGAAAGGTATTGGTCCAGCGAGGGAAATTTTAAGATCTTACCCATAAAAATAAGCTCCTAAGTTAAGAGAGCCAAGAATAGAAAAGTCGCTGCCAATCCAAGCCTGGCTCTCAGTATTTAAAAAGAAACCTAGGGAGAAAAAAATTGCCAATCCGACCAGTATGACTATTAAAGTTATACTTTTATTTTTTTCTTGTGTTTGGTTCTTCTTAAATTTCTTTTTCAGCACATATTGCTGATAATCCATCATATTTATTTTATCCATAATTCAATTACCTCCACGATTAAAACTCCAGCTAATAACAAAGCAAGTATTGTGTGATAGATATGCCAAATAATTCCTCGCTCTGTTTTCTTTTTCACGCTAACCCCCATAGTCTAGCTGCTTTAACTTTGTGATCTCCCATACCTTTCCAAAAGTAGTGATCTAAATCTGCAATTATATCTTCTACCCAGGTAGATTTGCCAGCGTGTTTCTCCATTATTCTTTCTCTGTTTGCACAGATTAAACTCATTTTATTTATGTACTTTTCTAAATTTGCTGGCTTTAAATATTGGCAATTGTCTGGTGTAAAAATGTGATAACTTTCTTCATTAACTACAACAAGATGAGGTTTTTTTCTTGTTGCTAAATAATAAAAAGCAACTTGCAAAATATGTTTTTCCCATCCCATATATTTTTCTTTAATTTTAACTATTGAATAAGTGCTTGTGCCGTCTTGTTTTGGTCTATTTTTTTTACGCCATTTTGTTTTTAATTCTATAAAATTATTTTGATCTTCATAATCTATTCTACCTATTACTGGCAGCTTACAATCTGGCAGATCTAGGCTCACAGATCTTTCACATTCTATTGGAGATTTTAATTTTATTTCATCTAAGGCTTTTTGTAATTGGTCCCAGGTTAAAGCTAAAGATAGTTTATTTGCCTCGTGCTGCAGCTTATCTGTCTCGTCTACTGGTTCATATAAATTAAATTTTTCAACAGCTGCCTCAAAAATTTTCTTTTCTTTTTTAACTTCTTTTTTAATTAATCCAGATCCTTTTTCATACTCCCAAATATAATTTCCATATTTTTTTTGACCCAAACCACCAATAACATTTCCGCTTTTCATTTTAGAATTTCCAGGCAATTTTCTTCTTTCTTCTTGTGTTAAATATAAATATTTATAACCCCACATATCATCTGCCTCATTTATTTGGCTCGGACTATGATGGTTTAATGAGTATAATTTTACCCAGGCTGGTAAAGTTTTAATCGAATTAATCCATTCGTTTAAATCATCTAACTTTGTTTCATCTTTATTCATCAATAAAAAAAATATAAATCAATTTTAAAAATAATAAAAACAAAATTTAAAAATAACACAAATTACAATTTATAATTGTGTGAAAAATAACTGGGATAACTTAATTATTTTTTCCTCAATATTCACAACATCAATTGTTTGTAAAAGTTTCGCTGTATGTTTGTTTGCGATTTTAGCAAAGAAGTAAGAAAAGTAATTATGACTTTAGAACAATTTAGAAAATCAAAAGGCTACTCACACAGACAACTGGCAAAATTTTTAGGCATAACTGGTGTATCTCCAGAGGGATCTGTTTGCCGTTGGTGTACTGGCGAAAGAATACCAAGAAAAAAAACAATAAATTTAATTAAACAAAAAACAGACGGCAAAGTTAAAGCTGCAGATTTTTATGTCTAAAAAAAAAATTAAATTAAATGGCACTATAGATGATTATCCGCTGGTTAAAGTTTCTACTCTTGACTGGGTTTCTCATTCTGAGTGGATGCACATCGACAAAGCACGGAGACTTAAACCCGATAAGTGTTTTGCGGTGGGTTATCTCCTCACAAAAAGCAGATCTAAAGTACAAACATTCGCATCCTATTCCTACGATGAAGATGGAGCAATATCTGTTGGAACAATAGAAACAATACCTGGTTCCTGGGTGTTAGAGGTTCAAAAAATTAAATGAGAATATTATTAATCTTATCAATTGTTTTTTACTTCTGGTTAATCTGGGATGACTTACTTATTGCAGACGAAAAATGGACACCAGAGTTTAAAGAATTTTGCGAAAAATATATGCCGTATGTAAATAAATACAAAGGCATCAACGCTGGCTGCTGCGATATAGATCATCCAAGCAACGATATTATGAAAGAGGGATGGAAAGGAGAAACGCTATTAATTTGTGATGGAAAAGAAATCGTGTAAATGCGCTGCAACAATTAAAGATCTTAAAAATGAGATCAATAGGCTTACTGAGCAAAG